GCACCGGAACGAACTTCGATCGAATCTTCATGGAGTGTACGAGCGGCGCATCGATCGCTCGAGACGACGAACTAATTGTGGCAACTATCAGCGTTTCCGCGAGGGGCGCACAGACAGGAGGGCTCTGATGCCTAACTTCATTCACGGATCGGAAGGAAACGTTGCACTCGGTGCAACCAATGACAACGTGGCCGTCTTCAACACCTGGAGCGCGACGGTGACACGTTCGGTGCACGACATTACCGGATACACGGACATCGGTCGCCGAAGGATCCTTGGGCTGATGGATGTCACGGGTTCTGCGGGTGGCACCCTGAAGTACAATGCGAGCAACACCGCTCCGAATGCAGCAGGATCGCCCGCAAACAGCACAACCGATGGAACGGTAGGCTTGCAGGCAGCGGATGCGACTGGGGCGGACATCACGCTCACGTTCGCTACTGGTAACACTTGGGTCTTCAAGGGCATAATCGACTCAATGGCCGCAACTTCCACGATGGGTGGAGACACGACCATCACCATGAACTTCCAAATGAGCGGCGGCGAGGCGCTCGTGGAAACTTGGGACGAGACCGCATAATGGAGAATGGGATCGTCTCCCCAATCGGCTACCGCATATTCACGCCGGATGATTGGATCGTTCGGATAGAGTATGCTGACGGCACTGTTCTCCGCAAAGGCGTTGCAGGTGACGTTGAACAAGACGAGGCAGTGCACGTGGCACTCCGGACCTGCCGGCTGTTTGAAAAGCCGAAGAGTATCGACGTCCGACGGAGACGAGATTGGAACACTGTTCAAGCATGAGCCACCTAACTGTCAAGCGAAAAGCGAAAACGTTTCACGTGCCGTTGGCGTCGGTGCAGAACGTCATCGAGTTGATGGACGCGAACTTCTCTGCAAACCGAAAGGCATTGATCCAGGACCTCGCAGATATGGATGCATCGGACGAGACCAAGATTAAGGCGATGGACGACCTGCGGCAGCGCAAGGGCATGACCACAGATCTGATTCGGTCGGCGTTCACTCTGGCAGGTGCGCGTTCAATTCTCGAGCATGTGGTGAGCCCTGAAGATTTCGACGAAGTGGTGGATACGACGCCTGACGATCTGGTGCAGTTGGCACTCCAGGTCCTCGGATTCGATATCGACGATGAGTCCAAGGGTGACGATGCACCTGCGGACCCTACTCAGGGCGACGGGACTTCTACCAAGAAGCCGTAACCGTCGCCCAGTTACTGCCCGGAGTTGGCAACCCCTTGGAGTTGAGCATGCGACAGTTCAATGGAATATGCAAGGCTCTGGCCGGACAGCGCCCACAAGGTGAAGTTGTAGACCATCGTGCCTACGTCGAGGCAGAGATGAGGCGCATTCATGGCGGCAGGTAAGCTCGAAATCGACATTACCGCTCGGCTCGACAAGCTAGACAAGGGGCTAGCGCAAGCTGAGCACATGGTGAAAAAGACCGGCGGCACCATCGATTCTGCGATGAACACGCCGACTGCTAAGGTCGCTCTCGGGATGGGCAAGGTCCTGGGGGCGATGTCGGCACTCGAACTCGGCATCAAGGGTTTCAGCGCCGGCATGAAGCTGACGGAGGCACTGACTGCGGAGTTTGCAGGAAGTGCGATGCAGGCGGACGATGCCTTTGCCGAGATGGGGGAGATCGTCAAGCAGCTACCAGCGGGTCTCGGCCCGGTCGCACAGGCAGTCGAGCAACTGGTGATGCTGATAAGTGGCGAGGGAGCCGAGATAGAGGCAAACCTCAAGACCGCTGCGGCTGGCGCGCTCCGCGAGCAGATCATCAATGCCGGCGATGCTCAGGTGAAAACCAATAGACAGCTGCAAAGGCAGATCGAAATCCTGAAGGAAGAGGACCCGAAGCGAAAGCGCCGACTGCAAATGATTGCTGACGAGACGCAGATCATGCAGGATGCAGCAGCGGCACAGGATAAACTAACAGAGCAGTTCGGTGCCCAGGAAGAGTCGCTCGGAGTTCTGAGGAGCCTGACGGTCGAAGAGTTCATTCTGCGTCAGAAAATCCTGAAGATCCAGGTCCAGCAGGCAGACGAAGAGGAACGCAAAGCGAAGGCAGCAGAAGAGGCCGCAGAGGCAGAGAGAAGAATGGCGGCAATCGTGAGCGAGGCCGAGGAATCGCAGCAGCTTATCGATGAAGCCGCGAGGGCTACTGGGACCGCGCAGACCGCGATGGGCTCTTTCACCTTCGGACGTTCGGACAGCCCTGTGCTTCAAGAGGAAATACAGATGGCCAAGGAAAGCACCGAGGTCTTGCGGCAAATACTTCTTCAGATCCAGACCGCGATGCGGACGATGGGGTTCAACTGATGCCAACAGCAGTGGAAATGGTCGACAGCCGTTCGGTGAGCTTCAACGAGGGAGCCGTCGAGGCGACGAAGGGATACATCATCGCAGACTGTGCATCTGAGCAGGAAGCGATTTTCGATGTCTTCGGCTCAACAGTAAATGGGACGGGAGGCGGACCATCGGTGCGGGTTCCGAGGATCGGTCTGCCGCATCCACTGTTCAGCAACATCCTCTTCTGTCACCGATACGAACTGACGCAGCTTCAGGGTGCAAACGACAAATGGAAGGCGATTTTCTTCTATCGCAGAGCCGAATCTGGACTTGCGATCACAGGGATCGGGACGGGTCCAGCAGATACTGGCTTCACAGAGATCACTGCACGAGTCTCGGGTTCATTCGTTGAGCAGTACCGGGCCGACCCACTGGTCGGTGCCGACTACGATTTCGGTGCTGACATCGGTGGTGATCCAATCGACCGGGCCGGAGTGCCGACCTCGATAATGCGACAGCAGATGGAGATCACGGTAAACGTCACTGTGGAGGCACCGCTTGTCCTCCAAAACTTGGCTGCCGCAGTTGGAACGCGCACCAGGGTGACGCTGTTCGGCATCGCGTCTGGCTTGCTGCTGTATCGTGGGGCAAACATCCAGAGAATCGAGACCAACAAGTTCACGCTTCAGCACACGTGGCTGTTCGACAATCAGTTCCACCTGATCCAAGAACCAGCGATGCACATCAATGGGACGCCCCAGCTCGGCACAGAAGAGAAATACAAGGGCAAGGCATACCCCGTCAAATATAAGCAGCCGTTCCCCTTCGGGGACTCTCATCTACTCATTGACAACAGCTTCCAAGGATAGACAGAAATGGCGAACGAACTCACCGTCTCGGCCACGGTCAATTACAGCAAGAACAACCACCAAGTGACCTTTTCCCCAGGGTCGCAGCAGATCACAGTGACCGGAGAGCAGCACATCGCAGGGGTCCAGCAGGTCGGTGCCTCAACACACGAGGCGCTCAACATGGGCGAGGTCGCTGCTGCCGACCAGGGATATGCGTTCTTCCGAAACATCGGGACCAGCGCCGACTCGCATATCAACGTCGGAGTCGAAGTGTCCAGCAACTTCGTGCCAGTGTTCTCGCTGAAGGGTGGCGAGTTCGCAGTGATGAGGCTCGAGAACCAGCAGCTCTTCGCCAAGTCGAGCGCGGGGAACCTTCTGCTTCAGTACAGCATTCTCGAGGATTAGCATGGCAGGCGATATTCCTCAGTTCCACCGAGGGCGATCCGGCAAGGTCACCGCTCAGAATATGAATGCGATCGGGCGGTCTGCGTTGCATTCCCGTCATGACTTGGAGACCAACCCGACACCAATCGGGCGCGATACGCCTGCGGGTCCGAACCTCTGGCCGATCATCGCCAGGATCGGGGAACCAGTCACTGAGGACGACGCGGTGGTCGGCTTCGCGTGGGATGAGGTGCACTTTGCCGACAGGCAGTTCACAGCACTATCTGGTGGGCGGTCCTACGATGTGAAAGAAAAGAACTACTGCGTACCGCTCGGCGTGACCCCGTCGCAGCTTGCAACGTTGTACCTGACCGGTGCCGTTGTGCGGATCAATTATATGCCGAGCGCGACGGGCATCGTGCTTTTCTTTGATCTGCCGTCCGGCCCTCTCGGTGTGGTCGACTTCCTGATGATTAAGGCCGTGCATTCTGGTCCTGGTGGCTCAGCCTCCCCATTGACTCCGAATTGCAGCGGCTTCGCGAGCAACCGCAGGTACGAAGTCGATATCGTCAAACCGGACACCGACTTCTTCACGTCTGGTGCCTTCGCGTCCAGTGCACCGAGCTTCAGTAGCCAACAGACGACACTCAACCAAGTCTACGCCTACAACCTGCTCGAGTACAACAATGGCAACCTCGGCGGCGAGCAGCAGGTGAATGATTGCAATGTCGAGACGCAACTTGCGACGATCCCAGTTGGCACGGTGGTGATCGGAAAGATGATGGCCCAGTGGGAAGACAAAGAGACAGGTGGAGAGGCTGGCGATCCCGAGGGGGCGACTGTATTCTCTCGGGCATACGGATTTTCAGTGGTGAATGATAGCTGCGTGAGATGCTGCGTAGCAGACCAAGAGGGGCTGTATCGCACGACCTTCGAGCGTGCAGCAGCCCGATCCGAGCGAAGGATACAAGCCCGTTCCCCAGTTTCCATATTGGATGAAATGCTACGATGAGCCAGCCCGACATACTGTTCCAGTACAACACCACGACGGCGAACACCAACACCAGCGAGGCCGAGCTTGCATTCCAGGCCGACCAATATGGCGTGACGATGATCACATCGATATTCCCCACGCCGAGCGCAGGGGGGACCGTGACCTATCGCGTGCACCACTGTGGTGAAGCCGAGGAGCCGCACGCGGCGAACTGCATTCTGTACGCTCGAGCAAGAGATACCAACGCAATCAGCGAATCCGCGAGAGCCGTTAAAATCATACTCAATCCAGGGGACAGAATCTTCTGCCAACTGCACGATGGCAGTGGGGTGACCATAACAGCGTATGGGCTCAGACCGCAACAACCAACGGTAACCGATGCGCTGCCACGCGAGGCGAGGGAAACGGTTGAGGATCCGCAGACCCCGGCGACGATGGTGCCGCAGGAAGGATTCCAAGCTGCCAGGAACTTCAGCCCCCGGGTCATGGGGAAACCGGGAACAGGGTACTGATGCCACGCCGCCGATCTCGAACCAAGTGCTGCTGCATTCCAACGGGTACGCCGTCATGCGGCGACTGTACGCCGGACAGCCTTCGCTGCTGCTCGGAGTTCGTACAGGTCCCGGTCGAGGGGTACTTTAACGGGGCTACCGGACAGTTCGAGAGTGGCGTTTTCAACTGCGTGCGGTGTACGCTGCAACCGATCGTCGACGAACGCAGGAGGATAGCGAGACAATTCAGCCAAGCGATCCTTGCCTTCGCAGATACCCCAGCAGTGATCTCCTGCCTGATTCCCTTCGGCACGAATCCGGCCGCGACGAACGGTCATCTCGGAACAGGTCGTTCGTATGACGTCGCAACAGGGACCGCGCTCGATTATGAGGGGCTTATAGGTGGACTCTATCCGGAGGGATACAAGCCGATCGGTGGGATCTTCGGAGACGAGTTCATGCAATACGGCGGGGACGTCGGTATCGCGTACTGGGAACTCGGAGACTCAATATGCTGCGCCGGTCAGCCGTGCCCAGGCCCAGCCGACGATGGCATCTTCACCGCGTGCCTCGACGACTTGTGCTACTGCGATGACCCGCTCGGATTCGATTGCGATCCTCAGACTTATGGCCTCCACGCAGCGTACCAGCCGTATGAAATGCGTGGCACATTTACTGCGACTGGTGCTGCGATGAGCGTGCGGATGGAGGGGTGCAGATTACGAATCGAGGGATTCGTGGAGTACGTCATCAACTTGGGGTACGGCCAGTCACAACGAATAACGTATCCGATGGGCGCATGGGGGCAGCTTGCAATCGCCCAGCCTCCGGACTGTGATTTCGTCTACGAGGATCAGTACAACAAGTGCCCGAGCGATGCGATCTGGTATGGCGACCTCAGTGAGTGGGCGAACGGTGTAATTCTTGAGCCGGACGGCCCAGCGTGTGGACCGTGTACGCCCGAGGTGGCACCGAATGGGCCATTCACCAGTGACTGCCGGTGCGAAAGAGGCCCGCAACTGTTGACGCCGAGCTATGAGTACCAGGACTGCCCACGCCCGAGAAACGGGAACTGTATCCAGGACGACCCACTGTATGGAAGCTACCTTTGCAACGCCTGCGGCTACAAGGTCGGAGGCGGACATTTCAGGGCATGGATGGGAGGCTAGATGACGCAAGCATGGAGATCAAAGAAGTACCACTGCATCCACCTCGAGCGAAGTTCGGAGGGGTACCGATGCAGTCTCGACCTATGTTCGGACGATGACGTATTTAAGTGCTGCGAGACTTGCAGCGAGTATCGTGGACGGGACCGAGGTCTCGGGGACACCATCAAGCGAGCCACTGACCGGCTCGGGATCAAGCCGTGCGGCGGTTGCCAGAAACGGCGCGAAGCATTGAACAGAATGACCGGCAAACTCTACAACCAGGAAGACCAGCATGGCAGTCAATCTCACAACAGCTAAGACCGGCATATTCGCCCGCCTCGGCAAAATTTTCGGCATCGTGAAGAGGCTCGAGCAGTTCCAGGATGACCTAGTCGATAACGCATCCCAATCATTCCAGGAGGCTATCAACGAATACGTCAACACGCTCGGGGCTACGTCGAACACCGACCTTGAGATGGCGGACGCTCTGATCAGTGGACTCGACGAGCTTCGGAACGTGACGGGTGCTGCAATCATTGCTCGATGCCAAGAGGCAGCGAGCAAAACCCTGGTCCGGATGGTCGACGCGGACACCAAGATATCGCTGCGGTCAGTGAAGGAAGCACTGATCGAACTGAACGAGCAGATGCTGGGCTCGTCCTCAAGCGTTGATGGCACGTCGATCACGGTGGGCACGCCATCGTCGGCAGGCACCGGGACCGGCACGGTGCTAATCGGCACCGAGGCGGACAACGCGGTGAACCAAGGGATCCTCGAGTACCCGACGATCCGCACCGAGACACTCGAGTTCAAGTGCCTGCGGGACAGTGCGACAGGTGATGTGCCATCCGGCGGTGAGCTGTTCAGGATCCAAGGGCACCAGCCGTTCTCTGTCGGAGACCATCGCTGGCCCGGTGGAACCGGTCGCTGGGGGGTCTACGCTGCGACGAGTGACAACGTAAGCGACGGCAAGAGTCCTGGGGTGAATGTTCTGCGGAACAGCTCATACAACGCATTCGACGACGGCAACGCGCCGGTGAACTGGGACATCGCAGTCGGGTCCGCTGGCGCGCAGGTGTTTGAAAATACTTCGGACCCGGCCCGTGGCGTCTCGTGCTTGCAGATTCGTAACGATGGCAGCACGAACGTCCGGCTGATGCAGCAGATCAACGCGAAGACGAAGACCGGTACTCGGGGCACGATCGTTTCGGATGGCCTATATGGCATCAGCTACTTGGTGAAGAGAGCCGGAACGTCACCCTCGGCAGGAGCGCTCGAGGTGGGCCTATTCTTGGAGGACGGCACGGCGATCTCGGGGAATACGTTCACGACCGCGCATGGCGATATCTCGACCAGCTACGCATTGAAGACCTTCGTCTTCAGAGCGTCCCTCGGGCTCTCCACTCTGCCGCTCTTCTTCGGGATCAAGGTATCGACCGCGTTCACGAACGGCACGTTCATCAATATCGACGGGCTGGTCTGCGCCCGCATGTTCCAGAACGGCCCATCCTCACCGGGGTGCATGATCGTTCCAGGCGCTACCGACTTCGTCAAGGACGATACCATCACGGTAGGGATCACGAACAATGGCGAGGGCGAGATCGAGCGGTTCATGGACAAGATGTTCGGAACGTACAGCTTGGGCATCTACGTCCCGCACAACGTCGCGGGGGCAGAGACGGTAGCGGACTCGCTGGTCTCCTGATAAACTGTGGCCTCCTTGGGTCGCCCGCCTGCTGGTTTTCCTCTCCCGGCGGCGGGCGGTCTATTGGTGGACAGAACAGAATGCGCTGAGAGGCCCAGAGAGGCCCGCTGCTGCATTGGAGCTGTAGGGTACCCCTCGGGCCTCCTGAAGAAAGAAAACGGGCCAGCGGGGATCCTGGGGCTCCAGACGGCAAGGGGCTGTGCTGGGGCATTCTGAAAGAAAAAAAAGAGGGAAAAAAGGGGACTTGGACCTATATAGGTGGTGACAAGGGTGGGCAAACAGGTATAATGCGACCAACGCAGGCCGGATGCCCCGGCGCAGAGAGGAACAGCATGTCCGACTTCCGAATGACTTCTGACCCGTATAGAGCGAGTTCATTCCCGGATGGTGAAGAGAGAGAGGCTGCGATGCAGTTCGCAAAGACGCATCGCATGAACAACTTCATCAGTCAGCAGCCCAGAGTCGAGGACTCGGCTTACGGTTCGGATCGTGTTCACCTGCCGACGTTCGCTGGTGATCTTTGGGTGACTCGCAGTAAGTAATCCAGGGAGGGGCGCGGCTCATCAACGCGCAGAGAGGCTATACCATGAAGTACCAAGCAGAGGAAATCCGCATCGTGGATGATGTGAACAGATACGTAGTTTTCCACCGGACGTGGTGGCGTCGCAATCCAGACTGGCCGAATGGGCTCGAGCCCCATCCTGGACGCAAGACCAAGATCGGAATCGCGGTTGGGATTGCTGAAGCTCAGGAAATGTGCCGGGAGTGGAACAGCTCGCACAATCCTGGTGAGCTGTCCCGCAAAGCAGAGTTCATGGAGGAGGGGGAATACTGCTCATGACCATATCGATGGTGGCAACTAAGCAGGGGATTCTCGAGATCATGAGCTTCCTGACCGAGAGACTGCGAGACGATATCCCGGTCATGGACTATATGAATGGCCTTTACGGGCAGGACATAGTGTTCGACCTGGAGTTCAACGATCACCACGAGATACCCTCAAGGTATACGAAAAATGGAAAGCCCGATGCGTTCGGACGTGAACAATTCAACGACGGGTGCTTCGAGGCAATCAAACAGGCCGAGTGAGCCAGAAAGAGAGGAAAAAAATGAACGAGAAGGCGAAACAGGTACTCGGATCGATCGAAGAGCTCCAGGCAATCCATCATGAAGTCGAGGAGCTGACTGCCTTGTTCGACAAGAAGCGAGGCAGAAACCCGGAAGCCTTGCAGAGAATCAGGGGGCACGTCCAGGTCGTGACCGCTTCGCTCACTCCGATGCTGGTAGAGGCTTTGCACGAGCCGGTGGAGGTGGACGAATGATTCTCCTTCAGTACCTCATCGCAGAAAATACGCGGGGAATATGTCGAGTGATCGCGACGAATGTTCCGACAGTAGTGGAACGCTACCTGGACCACGATGAAGTGGCAGAGCTAGGCGACCGCGGCGTTGCGGTCACCGTACTCGAGCAGGACCTGATCAGGGATCAGGCAGGCGAAATCACATCGGAGACCCGAGCATGGTTGCAGCAACTTGTGTCCTCGTTTTCTTCAGCATCATCGTCGGACTCGCCGCAGCAGGAGGTATCATCGCAGAGCAAGGAGAGAGAGACGGGATCGTTCGACGCGGACAGCGTTGACAGCTTTTTAGGTTCAATCAATCGAAAGAGAGGAACACCGTGAACGAAATCACGACACATATCGACACCGAGGCAATCGAGCGGCTCATGCTCGAGGGTGACCTGAGCAGACTGACACCCGAGCAGCGAATCCAATTCTACCGGATGAAGTGCGAACTGCTCAAGCTCGATCCAGGCGCATTGCCATTTCAGTACATGAGACTCAGTGGCAAGCTCACACTCTATGCAACGAAGAACTGTGCAGAGCAGCTTCGGATGAAGCATGGCGTGAGCATCAGCGAGCCGAAGACAGAGCAAATCGGCGACATATTCCTGGTCACCGTGACCGCATCCCTGCCAGACGGAAGGACTGATACAGACTTCGGATCGGTGCCGACGAATGGGATGAATGGAGAGAGACTCGCAAACTGCTATCTGAAAGCGATCACGAAGGCAAAGCGGCGGGTGACTCTTTCGCTCCTGGGGCTCGGAATGCTTGACGAGACGGAAGTGGCGACGATCCCTGATGCACAAGTGCTCACCGAAGAGCAGGCGATGCAAATCGAGGCGAAGCCCGTGCAAGAGAAGACGCCCCCAGTGGAAGAAGTCTACGTGCCACCGACTGTGGTCGAGAAGATGATCGAGACAGTGCACGATGGCACGACCTGGTGGACCGTAAAGATCAACCATCAGCCCCCGGAGTTCCATACGGACAATGAGAGCTTGGCCGAAGTGGTGGATGAGGCCCGGAGGAACCAGCAGCAGATCACCGCCGTCCTGGTGCCCAAGCGCCGAGCCGATGGCGGCGAGGGCTTCATCGCCAAGGATGTCGCGATGTATGAAGGGGGGAGCGATGAGTAATCTGCGAGAACTCTCCGAGGATCTGGTGCAGCTTGGCAGAATGCTGGATGGTTCAGCCGGCCAACTCGATGCAGAGATCCGCGACGCAATCACCGAGCAGGTCGGGCTTCTCGAAGACGACCTCCAGGACAAGGTCGAAAGCATCGTTTCGTTGATCCGGGAAAAAAAGGCCATGCATGAGATTCGGATGGCCGAGGCCAACCGTCTCCGCGACCTAGCCCGCATCGACTTGAACACCGCGAATAGGCTGCACGATTGGCTTCACTTCAACCTGAAGCGAATCGGCAAGGAGAAAATCGAAACGGACTTCTGCATTGTGGCGGTCCGAGCGAATTCGGGCAAGCAGCCGATCGAAATCAATGTGCCGCACCTTCCAGCGGAGTACACTATTCACCGGAGCAGTACGGTCGCAAACAAGGAGAAAATCCGCGAAGCAATCGAGGCTGGAACCGAAGTTCCAGGCGTAACAATCAAGAACCGAGGAACACATCTTTCCATCCGATGAGAGGAACAAAATGAGCATGCACGAATTCACAAGAAGCTGGACACTCAAGCTCGAGGTCGAGGATGCAGCTGGCGATGTGCAGGAGCACGTGGTCGGCGAGGGACATGCAGAGATCGAGCTCAACGAGGTATACGAGGATGAGGGTTACGACCCCCAAAGTGGCAACTCTATGACGATGGACCGGCGGGGTCGCTGGTTCCTGGAGCTTGACCGAGTGAAGGTCGATCGAGGATATACGTTCAACTCGATTCCGATCGGTGAGACGATTGCAAAGCAGATCGACCAAGAGATCATGGACGAAGCGATTGAGGTGGACGAATGAAAGAGATGCCCACCAGACAAGAAAAGCTCGACGCATGCGCGAGATACAATACCCCCGAATATAAAAGGGCGCGCTGGAATTGGAAAGCGCCCGTGCCTCCAGTGCCGACAATTGAGTGGACTGCAGGAAGCTGGGTCAAGTGGATCGATGCCCACGGATCATGGGTGAGAAGGGAGGACGGCAGCAAATGAAACGCCTACCTCGCAAGCGATTCGCGCAACTCGTGGCCCAGTGGAACAAGGGGGTTTCCGCGTGGCATGAAATCGTAGACATCATCGAGAAGCATAGCAGTGACAGGGCATTCAACGCTTGGCGCGACATGCCTGAGATCAATTTACCGACAGTATTCGATCCTGATCTCGACAAGGAACTCCAACTTGCACAAGATTCCATCGATGTGGAATATGAGGAGGTGGACGAATGAGACGCCCCTCCTTGACCGACGGCGTGCGGCAGAAGCTGCTGACCACCTGCGCCTTCCTCGCGAAGGCTCGGCTGAAACTAGGACCGGATCAGTTCACTGACAAGGACGTGGTCGATTCGATCGCATGGATCACCAAGCTGGTTCATGCAGATAAGCCAGGGAGCAAGCGATGCAGCAGAAAATAGACTTCTCGACCTCGGGGGCGAGGGTGAGTGATCCGGAGACAAGCCATCGAGCTGCAAAGCGATGGACTGTGCAGCGTGGTTCGCAGCGATTCATGTTGCTCGAGCAATTCGTCCTGGACAAGAGAGGCGGAGGAGGTGGCGTATCCGATGAAGATGCAGCGATCCTGGCCGGCCTGCCCAGGCTGGATTCTGGACACAAGCGAGCTGCAGAATTGAGGCAGGCGCAGTGGATCGAGGTAGTCGGCCAACGTCAAGGCCTCCACGGGACACCCGTGCGGGTCTGTACTGCGACAGACGATGGTTGTAGAATCTACGACCAGCTGATGAGAGGTGGGCAGGTGTGAGAAATCAAATTCTACAGGCGCTCCAGGAGATCGAGGACGGGATCGTCGAGATCCGAAACGTGGCTCGAGAGCGGCACGAGGATGACCTCGATGCAAGGCTGTATGGAGTCGAGATGCGAATCGCAAACCTCCGAGTAAAAATCAACGTGCGGGAGGGTATGGGTGACCACTAAAAAGCTGCCCGCGATCCAGTTCTACGTCGGTGACTGGAAAAAAGATGTCGGCCTCCAATCATGCAGCATCGCAGCGCGTGGCCTCTGGTTCGAGTTGCTCCTGATGATGCACGAATCTCCCGTCCGCGGATATTTGATGCTGACGGAGTCTATCCCCATGAATGACGAGCATATCGCTCGGGTTGCTGGCGTGGACCAACAGATGGTGACCCACCTGATTGAAGAGCTCCAGGCGAATGGAGTGTTCGACTTCTCGACGCTTGAGCTTGCCTGCGGCAGTGTGGTGAACGTCATCGCATCGCGTCGGATGGTCCGGGATGAGTCGAAGCGACAGAAATGTTCAGCAGCAGGCCTTCGGGGCGTCCAGAACAACCCCCTGGCGATGGGGACCTATAAGGGTGGATCGATAGGTCGGGATGGGTCTTCATCTTCATCTGCAATGTCATCTTCAACTGCGATTACAGAAGAAGAGCTTCTCCGATTGAAATCGATTCCAGGAGTGCAGGAAGTCTGGCGGGAAGTGCCCAAGGACAAGCAGAGGAAGCCCAAGACAAGCCAGATCGAGATCGCGGTGGCTCTGGATCGCATGAGGGATCCGAATCGGGTAGCGTTTCTGAAGGGCCGCGTGCGGGCTTATTATTCCTCTCCGGAGGGATCAAGCAAGTTCCATCGGTCACTCATTCGGTGGCTCCAGGATGAAGGGTACAAGGAACCCGACGATGCGTGGTCTGCTCGAGAGGAGACGAGGCGAGAGCTATGAGCTGGCCAGAGAATCTGCGATTATTAAATGGGCTCTGGCCCGAGGCTAGCTGGACACCCGAGGAGTCGGCCCTATATCGCGAGATGCTGGAAGGGCTCAATCAGGACGACCTGCGAGTGTCCATCAAGCGAGTGCGAGCAAGGTATACTGCAGCGAAGCCTGCACTGAAGTGGCTGCTCGACGAGTTCGGGCGGGTCAAGGACGACCGCCGCTTCGGGGATCGGTTGAAAATCGGAGGCGAGCCAATGACTGGACTCGAGGACGAACAGATAAACGAGTTGCGAGAAAAGCTCAAGCAGTTGAGCCATGAGCAGATGGAGCAGGTGGCAGACCGGTTGCGGTCAGCCTGCGGAATGGTATTGAATATCGAGCAGCCAGTGCAGGAGTGGAGCGCGTTTCGAGTTGCGATGGCTGCAGCAGCAATTAGCCCGGGCGTCGGGTAGCGACTGAGCCTGACAATGCGTTGCCCTTGCGTCGAGGGCACGCATCCCGGCATAACAACCCAAGGAGAACCACATGGACGTGGACGCATTGATTAGGGATATGGATCTTCACGAGAACCTCGAAGATATGGTGCGAGAGGGAATCGACCAAGGACTCATCGAGGCGAAGGGACAGAAGCAGGGACATCAAACGTATGGGCTAACTGCGAAGGGCCGCAAGCTGGTCCAGGTCTCGAACCTGCGACCCTTCCTGGATGTGCCGGATGCTTAGGCCGACGCCGGCTGAGGTGATCCGGCAAGTGCGCCTCGAGATCGGGACGGTACTGAGTCGCTCAAGATTGTCCATCGACGAGTGCAGCTCAGGGACCAAAGCGCGAGCCGTCTGCGAAGCCCGTGAGGATCTTGCTTGCATCGCTACCGAACGATTGCGTCCGATCGGGATGAGCGACGTTGAAATCGCCCGGTTTCTCGGGATGAAGCGGACCACGATGGTCTACGCATTGCGACGCTTCCGCAAGCGCCAGGGATACGATCGTGGGTAGATCGCAACGCGAGAAGGGCAAGCGAAACGAACGACTCGCCGCTCGAGCAGTCGAGCGCGTGCTCGGAATTGCTGCCTGTCGCACTGCTCAGAACACCGGAATGAACGGTTTGGCCGACATCGATATGGGCGCTCGATTCCATACCGAGGTGAAGGTACGGAAGTCGATAGCAGCGTGCCGATATTATGATCAAGCACTACGTGATCAGAAACCCGGGACGGTACCGATGGTCCTCATGCGAGAGGACCGTGGAGAGTGGATGATCATGCTGAGGCTGGAAGATTTACCAGACCTCATCGAGGCAGTCGATGACGAGCAACGGCAGCAGACTGAACACGACGATCCAGGCGGCCCAACTGATCGTCCTGATCGTGGGAATCGCAGCGGCGCTCCTGACAATCGGGCGTCGTGACGCGCATATCCAGCGCAATATCCAAGACATCGCCGAACTCCGCAGCATCTCCGAGGATTTGCTCAAGGCCAGCATCAGCGTGCAGATGTCGCTGCAATACCACGACGAACAACTTGCGAAGCTGTACGACCGCATCGAGCGGCTGGAGGGATGATGGAACACGTAACGACGATCGCGTTATCGCTTGCGAGCCCAGTGCTGTTGGGCATCTTCGGGTTTTTATGGAAGCTTTCGCACAAGGTCACGTCACTCGAGAAGTCGCTCGAGGCGTGCCAGCGGGGAGTGAAAAGCAACCGCGAGCAACTCAACAAGCACTTTGAGAAGGCGTTCACGATTCGCAAGGCCGTTCCGAGGGAGTACCAATGAAGTGGCTGCCCCTCGCCCTTGCGCTGACCGGCTGTGCGGCTACCCCCAGGATCGGATTCACCCCATCGAGCTACGTCGATGGAATTAAGCATTCGCCGGGGGAGCCGCTGGCCGTTCTGTCCTGGACCGCAGGCCTATCAATCCTCGCCGGGATGGCTCTACTGGTGATCACCGGCGGGCGGAAGGGAAAGTGGCCCGTGCTTGGTGGGGTCGGTTTGGTGCTGATATCGTTTCTGGTGAGCCGCTATCATGCGGTGATCTTCTATCCGCTCGTGATCTGCACGGGCATAATCTCTCTCGTTTGGACGTGGAAAATCGTTCGACAGATCTTGAAGGAACGCAAACAATGATTCCGACCCTCGCCTCTCTTTCTGGTTTCCTGGGAACCATCTGGTTCATGGCTCTGGTCGCTGCTGGCGGATTCGTTGCTGGCATGATGTTCAAGCGGCCATTTCTCAAGCTGATAACAGGGGGAAAATATGAAGGATAAAATCATGCGCTTCCTGCTGGATGAGCGGGGTTCAGTCTCTGCCGAGTACACCGTGCTCACGATGGTGATGGGAGCCGGTTCGATTGGTGCCGTCGCATCGCTCCGCGATGGTCAGATCGAGCAGTTCACAATCGCCGAGGAGCGGCTCTCGATCGAGAGCGACTCAGCCGGTGCGAACACGGGCGGCGCGTAATCTGCTAACATGATCTCCGACCCAGGCTCGCGGACTGCCGGGTCGTTGATCAATGGGCGAGCCGTCCCAATGATCTCCCACTGCCCCCCCAAGCGCCGACTCCCTGAACGGCGCGGGGGGGCTATCATTCACGACAACTCGAGTTCAAGCCGATAAAGGGAAAGACAGTCGCCCCCCAGGAGTCGCCCATGGCTCGACGCGCGGCAAAGATCGCCGCAATAAGCTGCTCCCATGCACCCATGCAGCCGGAGCAAAGCAGACGCTGGATTCTTGACACCCTCGCCGGCATCAAGGGTCTGACGCACTTCGGGCACCTCGGTGATGTGTTCGAGGCGGCAGCTGCATCGGTTCACGCAAACGAGTACGACCACGACCTGGAAGATGAATTCCAGCAGGCTGCCGGGTTCCTTGCGTCGATCAGGGAGGTGGTGGGACCCGATTGCATCCGATGGATCAATACCGGGAACCATGATGATAACCTGATTGCCAGAGACCCACGCCGAGTGCCCAAAGCACTGCGAGGATTGACCGACTGGACTCGGCACCCGGTTCACGGTAAGGAGTTCCGGAAATGGTCCTGGCTACCGTATGAAAAATCGGCACGTGCGATCATGCGGGTGGGGCAGGTCCACTTCTGGCATGGATTCGATGCTGGACAGTCTTCGGATGAACTCGAGGGGCTACAGATGATCGCTCTATCCGGTTGGATCCCCCACAGCCTCGCGGTTCGGGGGCATACGCATAGACCCGTTCCGCCGACACAAGCCAGACGAACGGCTAAGATTCCCCTGCCCTATTGGTATGCAAATGTGGGTACGGCTGGACCTTTGCAGCCCGAATGGGCCAAGCGGAAAGACACAAGCCAGTGGGACACCGCTATTCTGGTGGTCGATGCTGTATGGGACAAGCCGTCGCGTCTCACGGGGAAGTGCTGGGACGCCCACCTCATCAGGATGCCATGATGCCAATATCACCGAATGAGAAATTCGCCGAAGAGCTGCAGAAGATGGTCCGGTACTGGGAAATCGAGTTCGACCTCGACAAGTGGTCGATCACCGGGGTGCTGCTCGACGTGGCGGTGGATGTGCTTTTCGATAACCATCAGCTGCCGGAAGACTTGGACGAGGACGAGGACGATGACGAATGACGAGCGGTCGCACTCGAGGCAAACCGTCATGGAGGCACAGCTCCGCACGACCGCACGAGGGATCACTACGCGACGTGTCGTTGCAATCCATCCTCAAGATCCACCGAGGAGCGAGGCAGATCGTGCTGGCGGCTCTCCTGGATCAGAAGATGCAGCAAGCTGAAGCACAGGACCTTCACTATGGCCTGGATCTGATGCTAGACTGTATGGGGGAGCTGCTTTTCAGAATCCGACGTCTCGAGACAGAGAGGGATCAGCAATGCAAATCAGAGAAAACCGGATCCAGGAGCTCATGCAGGACCCAGAAAACTGCCGGAGCCACGACGAAAAAAACCTCCAAGCGATCAAGGAAAGCC